CGATCGACTTAACGATCGGCATCCAGCCCGGTGAAACTTGCTACCGGTCCTGGTGATGTAAACCGTCGCGTCCGCTTGCGGCTGAGGCTGCACCTGCGGCGGTGGCGCTTGATATGACTGCCCGGCAGGCTGTGCCTGCGCCCGCGATGACTGTTGGACAACAGACGAGGCGGACTGCATCTCCCTCTTGGGACCGCACCCGGCGAGAACGCCGGGCACCGCAATCCCCAGGAAAACCGCCGCGCAGATAGCCCTGGTCATGCCGTCCCCTCCTCACTTTGGCGCACCAGCCACCGATAGATGCCCACGATCCGCAATTCTTCGGGGGTGAGGCGAATGAGAATAGATGCTGGTCGTGCGCTGTAACTGACTGACTCCTCCGCCGCTTGGTCCAGTTGCCTCTCGTCGTAGGCACCGAATAGGCGCTGGATCGCGCGGGCGCGGGAAGCGGAGGGGAATGCCTTGCCCGTCTCCCATGCTGAGACCGCACCCTTTAGCACGCTGAGGCGATCCGCGAGATCCTGCTGCGTCATCCCTGCTGCCTTCCTCGCCTGCCGCAGCCAGTCGCCATAAACCTCTGTTCTCGTCCTCACTCTCGCAACCGTGTCGCCTAAGTGCCCTGTAACGGTAGCACGCCATCCCAGTTTATGCAAGGACCGGCAAAAAATAACGCTACCCTATATTGACATACGGCCCAAGTGTGGTATCATCCCGATGCCATGAGTACACCGACACTCCAGGGCGCGGTAGCGCAACGACGAGGGCGCCCCTCGAAAATGAAGCTGATCGAAGCGCGGCTGGGCTTCGGCATCGCTCACCACATGGCGCTGGAAATGGCTAAAGGCAGGACCTCCCGCCAGATCGCGGCGGCGCTGAAGATCAGCGAGAGGAGTCTGCGCTATCACGTGAGGGCTCGCGGCTACAAGGTGGAGTGCAAATGTCGGCTGGTGAAGAGCGACCCTTGCGAGCAGGGCGGAGGCTAGGCGGCGCACCGGGCTCGTGTCCCCGTGGCCCGGGCGGCCTCGCCCAACGCCCTGCTCGGAGGGGCTAACCTGAGGAGGAAGGGATAGTGGAAGGGAGACACCTGGCACTACCGGCGGCCGCCGACATCGCCGCCTCACCGCAGTACCAGGAGCTGCTCGCCGATTGTCGCGAGATCAGCGAAAGGACAGAGCGCAACCTCGTTGAGGGGTTCTGGCATCTCGGAGAGCGCATCGCCCAGGACCTGCCAGAGAGCAGGGAGGAGACATACGGCAAGCAGATCATGCTGGCGCTCGAGAGAGACCTCGCCATCGACCGCACGACGCTCGTCAGGGCGGTGCAAGTATACCGCACCTGGGCGCTCCCCGAGATTGGTGACACATGTGTCACCAATCTCACCTGGCGGAAGATCCGCATGCTGGTCGCGCTCGATGAGCCTCTCCGCAAGCAGATCGAGGACCGGATTCGCTCCGGCGAGCTTCGCACCGATGACGACGTTCACAAGGCCATCCAGGCGCTCAAGTTCGACCTGGGCATGCTGCCGGCGAATGCCTCGGGGACGCCCCGCTACCAGCTCGAACTTGACCTGGACATTGATACCAACAAGCCTCTGCGGGTTCTGTGGGGCAAGGCGGACCCCGCAGAACAGACACACCTGGTGGCCAACCTGATCGCGAAAATCAACCCGGCAGGGATTGGCCGCAGGGATGCATTGCAGGCGATGAAGTTGCTGGAAAGGTCCGTTGCCATCCTTCGGCGCCGACTGGATGCTGGGGGTGACTCTAATGACTGAAGATACCTTCGGCGGGATGCCCATTGACCTGTTCTTCGACCTGGCGGAACTCATGCACACGATTGGCTGGTGGGACATGACGCCTCTCGCTCGCTTGCAATGGATCGCCGACCAGATAGCCGACCCGGCTACGTTTGGCGGTGACCAGGAACTCCAGAAGCGGATGATATCGGCACTCAAAGCGGCTCTTGACGAATTCGAGCGCCGGCTCAACAAGGGGGGTGCGTGATGCATCGCTGGGGCGATACCACCGGTATTGACACCCGAATGCTGCAGCAGGCGCACGACATTCTCGTCAGGCAACAGCGCTCGGTTGGCGGGGAGCGGCAGATGCCGGCCTTTGAGCCTGGCACTGTCATTGGCCAAAACGCAGTGGTGCAGTTCCTCGGCAAATTGCAACAGGTTGGGCAGATCGCCGCCGCTGCCACCATTGGCCTCGATCACTTCCTGCTCGGCTACATCTACCGCCTGCTCGAAGAGGGTCAGTACGAGCGGCTGGTGCGCGAATTCACCGATGCTGACCATCACGGGGACACAACTGATGATCAACGAGACTCAGAGATCTGACGCACAATCGCTTATGGCGCGCCTCCAGCTCATCGCCACCGACCCGGCCCAGGCGGCCGAGATCGGCGGGATGCTGATCGAGTTGCGCGCGCTGACGAACGGTAAATGGAGCGGGTTGCTGCGCGAGCTGCGGCCCGACCTGCGGCGCCCGGATGCCTGGGCGCAGCGGTGCATACAAGCTTGCACTACCGATGTCCCCCCACAGGCGGAAACCCTTCCACCGCCTGAGCGGAGCCTGGAGCAGTCCGGTGTCACGGCGGCGCTGGACGAAAAGGCCTTGACGCTTTACTCCAGGCTCCGCCCCCTTCTGGCATTAGCGCCGGCCGAGCGCAGCCAGCAACTCGCGCTGCTCGCCAGCGAGACACGGACCTCGGAGCGTACACTCTGGCGCAAGCTCGACCGGCTCCGGGCCGGCGGCGCCGCCGCCCTCAACCGCAAACCGCGGGCGGACAAGGGCAAGCTCGCGGTGCCCAACGAGGTCGAGCAGGCATTTCTCAAGCGCCGGCTCGATCCGATGAGGCGACACGAATCGGTCGCGCTCGCCATCCGCCGCATTCGGGCCGAGTTCCCAGGGATCGAGATCCCAGAGCATTCGCTGCGGCGGGTCGCACGGAACATCCCTGCCGTCGCTACCATGCCCCAGGAGCAATGGCGGAAGACCTTCTGGCCGCAGGGCCGGTTTGAGGCGCCGTACGCTAACCATACGCACACCTTCGACTTCACCCGTGCTGATGTGTGGGTGTGGGACCGCGACCCCGAGCATGAGCCCTATCGGCCCTGGTTGATCTTCGTGGTGGATGAATGCTCCCGCTCCCTTATGTCGGGGTTATACACCGAGGAAACGCCGAGCCGGGCGACGATGCAGAGCGTGCTGCTCCATGCCTGGCTCCCGAAGGCCGATCCGAAATGGCCCCAGCACGGCCTGCCGCGATATCTCCATTGCGATAACGGCAAAGTCCAGGCATCTGACTGGCTGCGAGAGGTCTGCCGTACGCTGAACGTGGACCTCGGCGGCGTGCTGGACGAGATCACGCACACAGAGGTCTATAGTGGCTTCCAGCAGGGCAAGGTCGAGCGGGCGCACGGCGTCGTGCATCAGATGTACGAGGCCGGGCTTGGGATTGCTTACTGCGGCAGTGATCCGACCGATCGCCCCGAGGAATGCCCTGGCAAAACGGGCGGCCCGAAGCTGTGGCAGCAGTACCCGACGCTCGAATCGCTCAATTACGGGCTGGGGTGCTGGGCCGTGGCCGAGTATCACCAGCTCAAGCACCGCACGCTGAAGATGAGTCGGCAGGACGCCTGGCTCTCCCGCATCGGCGATCATCTGCGGGTGGCCGATCCGGATTATCTTTACACCGCGCTCCTCCAGCGGGCCGGCACTCGGCTCATCCGCCGCGGCGAGATCTCCCTGAACACGTTCACTTACTGGCACCCGCGGCTGCAGAGCTACGAAGGCGCCTCGCTCGAATGCCGCTGGGATCCATCCGATCTCACCAAGATCCTCGTCATGGATCCCGATGGCCAGCCGCTGCTGTGGGCTGATCGCCGTGAGGTGAGGACCATTGGCAATCCTAAAGACCTCGCGGCATGGCGGGCGGATCGCCGCCGCGCGAAGGCCGCCAAGCGGGTCATCCAGGAGGCCGCTGAGACCCTCGCGCCGGCCGACCAGGGCACCTTCGAGCGGGCGATCGCGGAGATGGAGCGCGCCCACGAGGAAACGGTGATCCCGTTCCCGCGGCGGGTGGCGTCGGAGAAGCCGGACGTGCCCGAAGAGATCAGCGCGGACGAGCTGCTCCGGCTCCACGGCGACGAGCAGGATACATCGACTGAGAGGCTGACGGTTTTCGGAATCGAGGTCTGAGACATGGCGATAAGGACAGTCGAGTTCGAAGGGCAGGATATCCACCTGATCGGCCCGATGGATGGGATTCAAAAGGCGCTGACCGCGGGGTTGCATCTGACCCGCCGGCCCGAGCGCATGTGCCTCATCGTCGGCGAGCAGGGCATGGGCAAGACGGTCGGCAGCCGGCTGTTCTGCTCCCAGCATCCCGACGCGGTCTATATCCAGATTCCGCCCGCGTCGGTGATGCGGCCGGGCCGGTTGTTGCAGCTCCTCGAATCAGCGCTGGAGATGCCGGTTGCGGGGGCGCCCACGCTCTTCGACCGGCTGCACGGCATCATCGCCGAGTTGCGACAGCGCCCGCGGATGGTCGTTTTCGATAACGCCAACCGCATCCGGAAGTATGACTACATAGACATGCTCCGCTACGTCCACGACGAGGCGGGTGCCCGCATGGCCTTCGTGAGCATCCCCTCGCTCGAGTACGTTTTCACCAGCTATGCCGAGTTCGCCTCCAGGGTGCAGATCAAACATCATCTCAGACCGCTGACGGCGCCGGAAGTCCAGGCGATCCTGACCGATTTCCCGGCCGAGGTCGCACAGGCGATCTATGAGGCGACGGGCGGCCGGACCCGCTCGGTAATGGTGCTCGCGGAATTGATGCGCACGGGTGTGGCGCGTAAGCAGTGGACCGCTGAGGCAGTCAAAGCGGTGGCCCGCACCTTCACCCTGAGGGCCGCGTAATGAGAACACCCCAGGACTGGACAGAGGTTGCGTGCCTCACCGCGGAACGCTGCAAGCCGCCGAAATCGGTCCTCGATCGGGCGATGGGCATGAGGCCGGCGGAGCGGGTCGCCCACGTTTACCCGGCAGGAGTCCGGCGAGGAGCCATCCAGGGCGTGCGGATGCTTCAGTCGGCCAATGTGAGGCTCGCCAAGGAAATGCCGCCGACCGATGTCATCAGAATCGAGGCCTGGGCCGATGGCATCGCCGCGGCCGTCACGCTGCCCCCCAAGGTCATCTTCGGGCGCGATCTCGCTCGCGGCATCTCGATGATCTGGAAGCGAGGCATCGAGCGCGGGATATTGTTTGCGTTCGAGCGCGCCGGCCTCGTGAGGGGAACGTAATGATGGGCCGGACCCTCCTCGGGATCGTCGTCATAGTCGTGCTGATGTGGGCGGTCTCACACCATACCTATAGAGACAGTCATGCCCCGATGCAGACAGCCGCCCACATCATCACGCCGGACTGCGTCAGCGGCGAGGACATGGCTCGCGCCTATGGCTGGACAGGTGACTGGCGCGAGTTCGCCTACGAAATTCGCCGGCTCAACGGCTGGGCTGATTGGCCCTTCCTGCACGCCGGCGACGAGGTGATCGTGCCCGATTATCGGACTCATAGATGCGCCAATGGCGGCGGTTCCGAGGGGTATGCCGCCGCCCACCGCGTGCCAGCCGCGGTGACGATGCCCCTCACCACCAACAGCTCGATCCGATCAACCCGACCCTACCGGATCGAGCCCACTCCGGGCGGCCCGGCGCCGGCTATGGGAATTACCTCCGCCCATAGGCCGGGCCGCCCATCCTATCTTGAGCATCGCACTCACCACCCGGGGGCCGATCTCCTTCCCCCTTGGGGATCGAGCCACCACCAGGGGCGGGCCGGCAATCGCGCTGCTAGGCCGAGCATCCTCCTTGACAGGGTGGCCGGCCCGCCCCAGCACTCGAGCAATGGCGACACCACGCAACCACCCAACTGATGCACACATTACCCGCCTCTACACGCTCGCCACGAAGGCCGGCCTCGATCATGCCGGCGTGAAGGATGAGCTGTTCGCGCGCTACGGTGTGGACAGCTCTCGCGACCTGAGCCTCAGGCAGTACGAGCAGTTCACGGCCTTCCTCGAGGGGATGGTGAGAGCGAAGATGCGGGGATGCGGAGAGGCGAAGAGGCGAGGAGGCGAAGAGGCGAAGGGCCCCGGCAAACTCAACAGCCGGGCCGATTGCGCCGGGTTGCTCCAGCGCGAGTGGCCGGAGATTTTCCCGCGGGACGAGGCGCTCGCAGCCGACCTGGTCGAGGCGCTGGACTGCTGGCGGTTGACCCGGCTCAGCGGCACGCTCGGTGAGGGCATTGCCTCGGCCACCATCCAGCAGGTCGGGAAGGCCGACCTGCGCGACGTGCGGCGGGCGACCGCCGCTTACCTCACCGGCTACACCACGAGAAATGAACGCTATTTTCTCGGCATGGTCCGAGGGGCAAAGCGCGACCGGCTCATCATCGAGCGCCGGCAGCAGCGCCAGGCGAAAGACGCGCAGCGCAAGCGCACGGAGGCCGAGGGCATCGCCCAGGACGTCATCGCGAGAGCCGGGGAACGACCTTCGACTCCTCGACTCCTCGACTCTTCGACTTGCGCCGCCTGTGATGGCAAGGGAAGGGTTTGGTATCAGGCCGCCGAGGATGCCCCCTTCGTGTTCAGCCCCTGTCCCTGGTGTGTAACCGGCCGGCGTGAGCTGCTCGCCCAGGTGCAGGCCGGCCAGCGCTTCGATCATGTCAACTGGCCGCTCGTGCGAGAGCAGATCGAGGAGCGGCTCGCGCGGCGGGCGTTGGAGAAAGGAGAAGCCCATGAGAGCGAGCATGTACGACCGCCTGGCGTTAATCGCTGATTTGCCCTTCGCTGGATTTCCTGGAGCCATACTGCTGCATCGGCTCGATCCAGAGAGGCCGGGGCAGACGATGTGCGGTCGGGATATGGATCCCTGGACCGTAGAATTCGCCCGATCTGCAGGTTGTGGCGGCGGTATCTGTGAGCAATGCGATGCCGTGGCCCGGGGACGAAGCTGATCGTTATGCGCGTCCCCGCCTCCGGCAGTATGCGACCGGCCCCCAGCATGCCAATGCCTCCGATGGATTGGATGGGCCGGGTCACTGCGAAGCAACGCCGCGGGATGGTGGCCGCGCTCGGCGGTTGGCTCAACACCCGCGAGCTCGGCGAGATCTGTGTTCGCGGCTCCGGCAACGCGGCCGAGCGCGAGTGCCGCCATGCGGCCGAACGCCTGGGATTCCACTGGCTGAAGTTCGGCGTCAACGAGCAGGAGACAGAAGAGATCGAGCTCCGCTATGCCGACCACTACCTTTACGCGATGTGCTGGCCGGGCCAGCGGCCGCCCCGCCATCGCGCGCTCAGCCCGGAGACCTGGCGCAGATTCTGCCAGCAGGTCGGTTGGATACTCCAGCCGCATCTCGAGCGCACCGAGCGAGTGATCGAGGATCTCCGCACGTCGCAGCGTGCCCGTCGTGCCGACTCTTCGACCCCTCAACTCTTCGACTCTTCACTACTGGAGGTCTAGCGATGACCGCCCACATACCAAGCATGCCGATCATGCATTTCACCAATGAAGAGCTGCAGGACCAGGTTGCTGACGCGGAACGCCAGATCCAGCGGCTCGAAAATGAGCGGGATGAACTCAGCGATTCGGTCTCGGATCTGACCACTCAGCGGGATGCCGCCCGCGAGGAAGTGGAGCGGCTGCGGGGCCTCTTGAGCGATGTCAGCGACATAGTGGCGAGGGCGTGATGTCAGAGAGTGGCGGTCAGTCAAAGGTCCGCTGCACCTGCGGAAAGTGGTGGGCCCTGCGCAACGGCGCCAATGAGCTCGTGCTGAAATGCAAGCTCTGCAAGCGCGATATCGTCATCACCGGCGATAACCTGCAGGTCCAGTACCGATGAACTCCGATGGCCTGCGGATTCTGGAAGATCGAAAAGGGCGTGGCCTACTGCGATCTGGGCTTCTTCGACTGCTGGGGGCCGGTCCACGAATGCCCCGGCATCCTGCGCGAGGCCCAGCGGCAGCGCCGGCACTTGCGCCTCTGCCGGGATGCGTATCGCGATGGGTTCTACCTGCGTTGCCGAGCGGATGGTTTGGAATGCTGGGTCGAGCCAGGCGCCGGGAGCTGTCACGGCCGGCGGGTGCGACGATTGCAGGCGGCTGATGGCGGAGCTGCTCGGATGGGGCTTGATCGTGGCGACACTCGCGGGGTGGGCGTGGGTGGTGGTGATGGTGGTGACGGCAATGAGAATGAACCGCGGAGATAAATGATGGCTATGAAGAGCTTTCAGCAGCATGTCGCAGAGCAAGCCGCCGACATGGTGGCGGAACTGAAGGCGCACGCGGAGGAGAAGGGTGCGCCCGGAAGCTGGTCCGATGGTGATTGGCGCGAATGGTGCAGGCAAGCCGATGCCCAGCTTATGCGCTTACGGGAGGCGTGCTGTCGGGGCGATGAGGCGGACATCCGCAAGCGGGCCGCCCACGCCTGCAACTTCGTGATGATGGCAAAGGAGAGTACCCGCCGATGATCTACCGAGCGCGTAGCTCGAAGGCCGTCTCTGCCTGGATCACGGACAAGCGCGGGGCCTTTAGCCACGGCGGGGAGATGGTGTGTCCTGGGTTCCACCTCTACCGCGGCTTCGTCGGCTGCCCGGCGTGGAGGGATGGGAAGCCGTGCACCTACTGCTTCCTGCGCACGACCTTCCGCCACGATCCGGACTTGCTGAAGGGCGTGTGCTGGGTGGGTGACGTGCTCGACTGCACTGAGTGCTCTATCCACGAGGACGTCGAGCGAGATCGGGATCACTGCGAGATCAACTGTCCTCATCCGGTAGGACCTCACTCCGGCCTACACAACGCCCGCGCGGCGGTGAAGAAGTGGCTTCGGACGACCATTGACCCGTATCTGCGGCCAGGAATCACCAAACGCGTCAAGGTACTGGGACGCCCAACATCGCGAACGGCGATGGTCCTCAACCCCGGCGAGTTGGCCGATTCGCTGGGCTTCTCGCCACAGGAGAATCCGCATATCGGGATGCTGCTCGACCTGTTCAGCGACCCGGCGACGAATCCGCACGGGCATGAGGTGATGATGCTTACGAAGGCCGGCGAGGAAGGAGCATTTCTCCATGTTGCCGGGCGGAAGCCGAGCGAAAACGTGATCCTGTCATGGTCCATCGGGGACCGGGCTGATCTAGAGCCGATTTCCATGCCGATCGGATTCATGGGCAGGCTCTCCGCAGCGACAATAGCGCGCAGTCTCGGGTGGCGCGTCCGCTGGCGGCTGGACCCGTTGCACGAGGGCACTGCTGGAGAACACGCGTACACCTGCGCCGAGTTAACCGCTCAGTGCCGCGACAAGCGCGGCGACCCGGACAGGATGCCTGAACTCATCACCCTCGGCACGTTGCGCCACCGGGGCGGCCGCGTGAAACTGCCGGTTGAGGAACGGATCAACATTTATCGCGCCGCGATCGAGGGGCTGAGGGATGGGGGGTATGAGGGCCCGATCGGGCTGTGCAAGGAGACTGCCGCGGTGATCCGCGAGGTGTTGGGGATCGAGCCGGGAGAGATGAAATGCAACTGCATGCCATAAGGCCGGAAAGGAGCATCCACAGATGAACAGAGATGAAGGCAGAGGGTGGCGCTCGTTTACCCTCGGGGTGATCGTCGTGCTAGCAGTTATGCTGCTGATCGAGTGGGGCGACCACAACTATCGCTATGGCCTTCGAGATGCAGCCAAGGTGTCAACGATCCGCCAAAGTCAGGGTGAAAGCGGCGGTCACGATCAGCAGCAATCTCAATGGGATGACTGGTTCAACTGGGGTTACGAGAAGGACAGCACCCGCTATATCCACATCAACTGCGAGTGTGGGGAGTCGTTCGTCGCCGACACGCTTTGGCTGACGACGGACACCAAGCGCGAGTATCCCACCTGCCCGAAGTGCAAGCGCAGGTATGACGTGCGAATAATGGTGAGCGTGGATAAGGGGCGAGGGCGGCGATGAAGGGCCTCTCGATCATGCTGCCGTGGGGACTCTTGATCGTCGCTGGCCGAGAGAAGACGATCGAGGTACGGAACTGGTCGGGGATCGGGGCGGCCGGGCGGCTGATCGGGCAGCGGATCGCCATCCACTGTGGGAAGAAGATCGCCGAGGATGCGCCGGCGTCAGTGCGCGGGCTGGCCTATCAGTGCAACGGCGCCTGGCAGGGCTTGCGTGGCTGCATCATCGGCACGGCGACGTTGGTGGATGCGTTCCGGTTCACGGAGCGCAGCTTCGAGGAGCTGGCGCCGCAGCATCTCAACCCGCTGGAGTGGTGGGAGGAGGGGATGATCGGATTGGAGTTTGCGGACCCGATGGTGCTGGCCAAGCCGATTCCCTGGCGGGGACAGCTGGGGTTCTTCGAGGTGGGGGAGGTGGTGGCGAGGAGGTTGGGCTGAACCCAGAAGGCGATCTCGAGCAGAGTAGAGCTCGTTGGGCGATGGAATTCGGGGCCGGTGCGGCCGGCCCTCGATGATAGATAGTGCACGGGGACGGAAAGGGATAGCAGCAGATGGCTAGAGCAAAAGCAGTAGCAATCGAACTGGAGTCGTGGGGCGATCTGGACCTTCTCCTGAGCAAGCTCGGGACGAAAGAGCCCGAGTTGACCAAAACGGAGTCCGACCTCGCGAAGAAGATCCAGGACCTGAAAGACGAGCATACTCCGAAGATCAAAGCGCTGAGAGAGGAAGTCGAGGCGGCCCAGAAGTCAATTACAGATTTCGTGCTCGCCCACAAGTCGGATCTCACCGAGGACGGAGGGAAGACCCTGGTGCTGGATCATGGCATCATCAGCCTTCGACTCGGTAAGCCCAGCCTGGAGACGGTCGGCCGCACCACCTGGAAGCAGGTGTTGGAGCGCGTGATCGCCCTTCTCCCACCGCGGATGAAGACGAAGTTCATCCGCACGAAGGAAGACCTGGAGAAGGATGCCATTAAGGATGCCATCGCCTCCGGCGAGCTGCCCGAGGACAAGCGCAAGGCCCTCGGCATCGCCCTCGTGCAGGCAGAAACCGTGTACTACGAGTTGAAGGCCGAGGTGGCCTGACGCTCCTTTTCGACTTTTTGCCCCTTCTATTCTCGCCCCCAATATGGTAAAATCTACAAGAAAGCAAGCTGTCAATACCGGAGCCGAGGTCAAAGGCCGCTCGCGCGGCCGGGCCTCGGCTTCTGTTGTTCGGGGTGAGGAGATGGATAAGCCAAAAGGCGAAGAGGCGAAGAGGCGAGGAGTCGGGAAGGCATCGTCGAAACCGCTCGACCTCATTACCACCGAGGTCAGCTTGCCTGTCTTCCCGCTCGAGCATCGCTGCCAGCTCTGCCAGATCTACAGCCGGGACCCTGAGCTCTTCAACCAGATGAGCCAGCGGCTCCTCGTCGCGGAGTCGCGGGAAGAGATCGTCGCCTGGCTCAAGGCCAAGGGCATCCGCACCTCCCTGCGCGCGCTCTACCGCCACTATTCGCGCCATGTCGAGCCTTACATCCGAGATACCCTCGAGTTCGAGCGCCGGCTGCGCATGGAAGTCCACGTGCTCGAGGATATTCAGGGAATCAACATCGCCGCCGCGTTCGCCCGCAAGCTCGCGGCCGACGGCCTCACCGCCCTCCGCAACCTCAACCTCGCCGGCCAGCTCTCCCGCATCCGGGATCCGGAGTTGGTGGTCGGGGTGCTGAGAGAGTTCGCACGGCTCTGCAAGGCCCTCGCCGATATTGACCGGGCGGCCGCCGAAGTCGCCCTCAAGGAGCAACTCGTCGAGCTGCGCCGGATCGAACTGATCAGCAAGGCCGGCCGGCTCGAGGAGATCGCCGGACGGGTGATCGAGGATGCACTGCGCGGCCACCCGGAACTCGCCCGCCAGGTGCGCAACGCGCTGGCGTCCAGCAAAGCGAAACCACTCACGGCATTACCAGCGAATGCAGAAACGAACAGCAGCTCAAAACCTAGCAGAGGCCGCGGACCGCGCGCTGGGCGCCAGCGCTGAGCGCGAGGACCTGCTCTCCTTCCTCCAGCGCCAGATCCAGCCGCGCCCGGGCGTGCGCTGGGCATTGGAGGGGCATGAGTACCTGCGCGGCATCGCCCTCGACGAGAGCCAGATCATCGTCGCCCGAAAGGCCGCGCAGGTCGGCATGTCCACGCTGTTCATCGGCGAGATGCTCCAGCACTGCCTCGCCGGTTACAAGGCCGGCTACTTCCTCGACACGCAGGGACGTATGCGGAACTTCGTGCAGGACCGCGTGGACCCGATCATCAGCGCCGATGACGACCTGGTGAAGCAGGTCACCGATGTTGAATGGCAGCCGCAGCGCCCACGCCGGCGGGGCAAGTCGGCCGACAACGTCCGCCTCAAGCGCATCGGCCGCGCCTCCGCTTACTTCCTCAGCACCGGGGCGATGGGCGAAGTGAAAACGACGGACCTCGACGTGATCTATATGGACGAGGTGGCCGAGCTCAACCCCGACATCGCCGCCTTCGCCCAGGACCGGCTCCTACATTCCGAGCTCAAACGCCAGCGATGGTTCTCCCAGCCAAACGTGCCCGAGCTGGACATTGACGAGTGGTTTAGCCGCTCGGATCAGAAGCACTGGATGCTGCGTTGCCGGCGCTGCCGTGCCTGGACTGCCGTGGAGCTCGAGTTCCCCGACACGTTGATCGAGATCAAGGGCGAGTGGCGGATCGCCTGTCCGCGCTGCCACGCGCGGCTGCGCCGGGAAGATGGGCGCTGGATCGCCAAGCATCCGGGGCGGGAGATCTCCGGCTACAGTGTCAGCCAGCTCTACGGCCCGCACGTCACCGCCGCCGAGATCGCCGGCCAGTGGGAGCGCGCGCAGGCCAGCCCGCGGGAGATGCGGCGCTTCATGATCTCCGTGGTCGGCGTGCCGTTCGCCGGTGAGCTGCAGCCGATCACCGATGAGCTGATCAACGCGCACTGCGGCGAGTGGGGCCTCAGCGCCACCGGGCAGGGCACCATCCCGACCGGTTTGCCCTTCGCCGGCATTGACCAGGGCGACATGATCCACCTCGCCATCGGCCGGCTCTCCGATGGCGTCATGCGGGTCGTGCAGCTCGAAGCGACGACGAGCTGGGAAGCAATCGAGCAGCGGCTCCGCGCGCACGGTGTGAGCATGTTCATCGTGGACGCCATGCCCTACAAGACCGAGGCGAAGCGGCTCATCAAAGCGCTGAAATCAGGCGCCATGCTCTACTCGAATGCGCAGCGCACGACCTACGGCCTCGAGGACAAGGAGACCGACCCGGTCCACACCGTAAACGTGGACCGCACCGAGTATATGGATCGGGTCTCGCATGCGCTAGGCGCCGGCACGCTCTGGTTGCCGAAGCGCTTCCTGCCCGAGACGCAGACCGCGCGGGAACATCTCAAGCGCTTCATCCGGGAGCGGCGGGATGATGGCAGCTTCGCCTACCGCCGCAACGTCGAGAATCACTTCGGCATGGCGATAGCCAATCTGCTGCTCGCGGCCGAGGCGCAACACGCCCTCAACCTCGCGCCGGCCGGCCATTTCCACGGCGAGATGATGGATGGTCGAAGTCGGCATATCATCGGTCAACAGTTCGCCCCCAAGAGGTGGTGAGATGCGCAAGCGACGGAAGTTCACCGCAAAGCCGCAGAGGGCGGAGAGAAATGCCGCCGCATCGCGTCGCCCCTCGCTGCAGGAGCTGGGTGGCACGGGGCTGCGTGTGTCGGGCGGCAAGATCACGGAGGAATACAACCCCGATCTCAAGGGGGTCAAGCTTTACGACGAGTACGATCGTATGCTCCGCTCTCACGGACAAGTGCAGGCGGTGGAGCTGGTGATCACGCTGCCAATCGAATCGCTCGAATACCGAGTGGACCCGAACAAGGCCGGCGAGCCTATTGACCTCGAAATCGCCGATACCGTCGCCACTAACCTGTTCGAAGGCATGACGTGCACCTGGGAGGATTGTGTCTCCGAGATCGTGATGGCCGCTCTGCTGGGCTGCAACTTCCTGGAGAAGGTGTACGAAATCAGAGATGGTCAGACGTGGTTGAGAAAGCTGGCGCCCCGTCCCCCTCGCACCATTCAGGAGTGGGTACTCGATGACACGGGCGGTCTCCAGGGAATCGTCCAGCGGGTCACTAACCCGCGCACGGGCATGAGCCAGGACAAACCGATCGGCATTGACGCGCTGCTGCGCTTCACGTACAGAGGCCGGAGTGGCAATCCCGAAGGTATCGGCCTGATGAGGCCGATGCGCACTCATTGGCACATCGTCCAAGCGCTGTGGAACATAGCCAACGTCGGCTATGAGAACTTCTACAACCCCACCGTTGTCGGCATGCTCCCCCAGGGCGCGACGGCGAGCGATGAGGAACGGTACCTCGCGATTCTCCGCTACTTCAACCGGGGGATCACGGTACCACCCGGCTATCAGAAGCCGGAACCTCTGGACGGCGGTTCGCGCACGGCCAACATCCTCGGCTACATCCAATACCATGACACGCTCATCCTGCGCTCGGCGCTGGCGCAGTTCCTCCAGCTCGGCAGTGGAGAGAGGGGGAGCTGGGCGCTGAGCGACAGCCATGTGACTCTCTTCCTGCTGGCACTCGAGCAGATCGTCAAGCGGTTTATGGGCGTCCTGGATCGCTATCTCATCCCCGAATACGTCGGTTATCGCTTCCCTGGGGTGAACCGCTTCCCACACATGGGTTGGAGCCCGCTCGCCCACGTCATGCAGCGGGCGGCGCTGCTCGACACGCTGCAGGCGCTCGCCCAGGGGCAGCTCATCGAGCGGGATGATGATATCGAGGGATTGATCCGCAATTGGCTCGGCCTGCCCGAAAAGACGCAGCGGGAAGAGGATGACAGCGATACCGAGGAGACCATCCCGCAGGACGATGAGGACGTCGGCGCGAACCGGAGGTATCGTCAACGCGTAGGGCGGGAGCTTGTCTCCTGCCCCACCTGTGGCAAACGCCATGACCCGATCCGGCTCTCTGCCGCCAAGCGGGAACGCCAGCGGCCCCGCGATGACGACCATTTCAACAAAACCGACAAGCGCCTCAACGCCGCCAAGACCGGCTTCGAGAAGGACATGAAGGAGCTGGTCCAGCGCCAGCACGCCGAGCTGAAAAAGAAGGTCGAGCCCATCATCGAGGACATCCGCAAGGCCGATGACCTGAGCAAGGGCACACATCTGCGCAAGCTGGAGAACATCGAGGTTCCGCTGCTCGGCAAGTATGAAGCGCTCATCCTGCAGTGGCAGAGAGACTTCTACTCGACCGCCGTGGCGAAGGCAGCGGAGGCGGCCGGGATAGAGCCGCCGACGACCATCCCCAACGTCGTTCGCACCTGGTTTGCCGAGAAGGCGCGAGCCATCGCCCGCAGCCATGCCGAAAGGCTCCGGGGAGAGATCATGCTCCAGGTGCTGGAGATCGTCCGCAAAGACATCCCCACCGGGAGGTTGCTCTGGAATGCTCAGCAGAAGGCGCGGCAACGGGCCAGCCTCGATCTGTGGGAGGACCTTAACCGCGCCGGCCTCGAGCTGACCGATCTGGTTAACTCCGCGCTCGCCGAGGGCCCGATCCCTGAGGAAGAAACGGCCTCCGCGGCCCAGTGAAAATGACCGCACAGAATGCCCCACAACGAAACGCCGCTACCCACACCCGCCCCACCGGGCGAACGCGGCCCACGGCCCATGTTGCCGCGGCGACAAGCCCTTCCCTCGGCCTGCTCAGGACGGAACGCGGCCTCACGTACCGACGACTGGCCGCGTTCACCGGCATCAGCCCCGGCCGACTGCACGATATCATCGCCGCCGACTCCTCGACTCCGCGACTCCGCGACTCT